GGTATTCTAAACACGAGTACCCTGCTCGTCTCATCCGTAATCTTAAAGATGAGATCATTGATCGTGCAGAACATATGCTTGCGGCAAATGCTGCTAAAGCAGTTTTATCCATGACTGGCGTATTGGACGATCCCAGTGCTCTAGGTACACGGGAAAAACTAGCAGCATCAAAAGAAATCTTGGATCGTGTTGGTCTAGTTAAAACTGAGAAGGTTGAAGTAAAAGCGGACAAGTCTGCTGTACTTATTCTTCCTCCGTTAAAGTACGATACCGAGGATGATGATGCGGACGAAACGTAATTTTAAAAAAGAATACGTTCGGCGGGTTAATGGAGATCCTGTTTATAAGAAAAAGCAAGCATCTCGTAACGCCGCGAGACGATCAATAAATCCTCCTAAAGGTTATCAGGTAGACCATATTAATAATAACCCGTTAGATAATCGAAGTCGTAATTTAAAGGTTGTTACAAAACAACAAAATTTACGCAAACCAAAAAAGTAAACATGCCTCAGACTAAGGCTAAACATTTAGACAGAAAACCAATCCCGGCAAGAGGTAGATTACCTTATGGCTATGACATCGTGGGAAAAGAGTATATTCCGCATCTCCCTACTATTGATAAGTTGGAGATTGCGATTGAGCAAATTAGGGACGGCAAACAACCTATTCGAAAAGTTGCTGCATGGCTTGAAAATGAAACAGGTAGAAAGCTATCCTCCCCTAGACTTCATAAACTTGCGTGGTCATCCGAAGAACTTGAGGAACGTAGAAAAAAGCGGCGGCGTAAATTCACACCTGAACAAAGGAGGCTACAAGACCTTAAAGACCAAGAAAGGCAAAGCCGGATTAAACACGGAATTGCTGAACGAAAGTTACAACGCGCAGTCAAAAAGACTCGGCCAGATAGTGTCAATCCTAGTTTAAATTTTTCAGACGTATCAGGAGAAAGTCGTGAAGTTGCTTTTCGTGCAAATCCCGGACCTCAAACTGAGTTTTTATCTTCTACCGAGCGAGAAGTATTTTATGGGGGTGCAAGAGGTGGGGGTAAAACTTATTCTCTTTTGGTAGCGCCTTTAAGATTTATTGATAATCCTGTACATCGAGCATTACTTATTCGTAGATCAATGCCTGAATTGCGCGATGTTATATTTCAAACGCAACAAATTTATAAAAAAATATCTCCTAAAGCAAAATGGAGAAGTCAAGAAAATACATGGTATTTCCCAAGTGGAGCAAGAATTGAATTTGGATATTGTGAAAACCTGCAAGACGTTTTACGTTACCAAGGTCAGTCCTATTCCTGGATTGGTGTGGATGAATTGCCTCAGTATTCTAACCCGGATATATGGCATTTTCTTCGCTCGTCCTTACGAACGACTGACCCGAATCTTCCTTTGCACATGCGCGCGACTGGTAACCCAGGAAATATTGGTTCTGCATGGGTTAAAAAGATGTTCATCGATCCGGCTAAACCGGGCACAAAAATTACAGAAAAAGTTGAATATGAGGTTGAAGGTAGGACATTAGTATCCGAAATCACTCGTAAGTTTATTGCAGCTTCTGTTTGGGATAATCCGTACTTAACACAAGACTCTAGTTATATTTCTATGCTGGCTTCGTTGCCAGAGATAAAAAGAAAACAGTTTTTATACGGCGACTGGGATGCAGTTGACGACGGAGCATTCCCTGATTTTGATAAGGAGACGCATGTAGTTCCTTCTTTTGAGATTCCTCACGGGTGGACGAAAATCAGATCAGCGGACTTCGGTTATGCGGCACATTCAGGTGTCCTTTGGGGCGCAGTAGATTTTGATGGTTGTCTATGGATTTATAGAGAGTTATACGTTAACCGTTTAACCGCTGACAAACTGGGAGAACTTATTCGAGAAACAGAGTCAAGTGACGGTAGAATTCAAGATGCGTTATTGGATAGCTCGTGTTGGGCTAAACGCGGTGATACAGGACCGTCAATTGCTGAAGCGTTAAACGCAGCCGGGTGTAGATTTAGACCCTCCGATAGATCTCCCGGCTCTCGTGTTGCAGGAAAGATTGAACTACATAAGAGATTATCTCTCGACGAAGAAACGGGAGAACCTGGAATTAGAATACTTGATAATTGTAGAAACTTGATAAGTCAATTAGCAGCTATTCCGGTAGATCCGCGTAACCCAGAAGATGTAGATACTAAATCTGAAGATCACTTATACGATGCTCTACGATACATGATACAATCAAGACCTTCAAATAGGAGAGTGGCATACGAAAATATGCCAAAGAAACGCTGGAAACCCAGTGATAACGTATTTGGATATTAAAAAACATGGCTGATAAAACAGATATTGTTGTACTTGACGACACCGCTAGTATTGATGATCCTTCATATTATAACCTAGTAAGTTATATTGAATCTCGATATAGCCGTGCACAAGATCGTCGCTATAATGATGAGAATCGATGGTTAAAAGCCTATCGTAATTATAGAGGTTTATACGGTCCAGACGTTCAATTTACTGAAGCAGAAAAGTCACGGGTTTTTATTAAGGTTACTAAAACTAAAGTTTTAGCTTCTTACGGGCAGCTTATTGAAGTTCTTCTCAGTCAGAATCGATTTCCTCTTAGCGTTGAACCAACAACTCTTCCAGAAGGTGTTGTTGAAAGTGTTCATGTTGATCCAAAGCAAGCAGAAGCAGAAAGTTTAGTTGAGAAACAAATTCAAAGTCTGTATGGTTTTCCAGGAGACGGTCGAGATTTAAAACCCGGTGCCACTGCTGCATCTCTTCTTGATATGCTAGGTCCATTAAAAGATGACCTGAAAGATCTAGAAGATCTAAAAGAAGGGCCGGGTATCACTCCATCTGCTGTAACTTTTCATCCTGCTCAAGAAGCAGCTAAAAAAATGGAAAAGAAAATCAAAGATCAACTAGAAGAATCATCTGCAACTAAACACTTGCGCCATACTTGTTTTGAGGCGGTGTTATTTGGAACCGGAATTATGAAGGGTCCATTTGCGTATGATAAAGAATATGCAAACTGGACAGATACTGGAGAATATGATCCAGTAATTAAAACCGTTCCTCGTGTTGAGCATGTTTCTGTTTGGGATTTTTATCCAGATCCCGACGCCTATAATATGGAAGACTGTAACTATGTTATTGAGCGTCATCGTTATACTCGATCTCAATTACGAGATCTAAAGAAACGTCCATATTTCCGTTCATCTGTTATTGAAGAAGCTATTAAAGAAGGTGAAAATTATACTCGGGAATGGTGGGAAGATGATCTAAATGATAATTTAATTAGTTCAGAGTTTGGTTCCCAAAATTCAGTAAACGGAAGCGGTGGTGTAGATAGGTTTGAAATTTTAGAATTTTGGGGCAACATTGATAAAAAAACGGCTGAGTCTCAAGATATCGAAATTCCAAAACAATATGAGGATGCAGATGAATTACAGATTAATTGCTGGATTTGTAATGGAAAAGTTTTACGGTTTGTTATCAATCCATTTACTCCTGCTCGTATTCCTTACGTCGCTTCACCTTATGAATTAAACCCTTATAGTTTCTTTGGTATCGGCCTTGCAGAAAATATGGATGATACTCAAACTCTTATGAATGGTTTTATGCGTATGGCCGTAGATAACGCTGTCTTATCTGGTAATCTTCTTATCGAAGTGGATGAGACTAACCTAGCGCCGGGGCAAGATCTTAGTGTCTATCCAGGTAAAGTTTTCCGGCGTCAGGGAGGTGCTCCTGGACAGGCTATCTTTGGTACAAAATTTCCAAATGTGTCTTCGGAAAATATGCTTCTGTTTGACAAGGCTCGCGTATTAGCAGATGAATCTTCGGGCTTACCATCGTTTTCTTACGGACAAACAGGTATTTCAGGAACAGGACGAACCGCATCTGGTATTTCTATGCTTATGGGTGCAGCCAGTAATTCTATTCGTACTGTAATTAAAAATATCGATGATTATCTTTTACGCCCTTTAGGAGAAGCTCTCTTTGCATGGAATATGCAATTTGATTTTGATCCGGAGATTAAGGGAGATCTAGAAGTTAGGGCGCGTGGTACTGAAAGTTTCATGCAGAATGAAGTACGTTCTCAACGTCTTATTAGCTTCCTACAGATTGCTAGTAGTCCTGTACTAGCTCCTTTTGCAAAGTTTCCGTATATTATGCGAGAAATTGCAGCGACTATGGATCTTGATGTTGATAAGGTTGCAAATAATCCAGAAGAAGCGTTCAGGCAAGCTTTACTATTGCAGCAGATGCAAAAACAGGCAATGGAAAATGCTCCTCCTCAAGCAGCCGTTGGACAAGATCCTATGGGTACAGGCGGCGGAACAATTGGTATCGGGCAAGCCCCAGTACCAGGAGAACAGGGTGCTCCAACAGGCGGCGGTCAACAACAACCTGCTAATCAAGGTGGTATTACAGAACAACAACTTATGCAAATGCTACAGCAAAATCAAGCGGGTAATGCTTAATCATGAGAGAATTATTAATCTTAGTCAATCAACCAGATTTTCAAGAATTAATGGATATTTATCTGGAAGAAAAGAAAAAAGAATACTATAAAATACTAGAACAGTCTGACGACGAAACAGAAATGTTTCGGGCACAGGGTGCTTGTAGCTTATTGAATAGAATGAAAAGTATGAAAGTTGAAGTTCAAACAAAAGCTAAGAGGGGTTAAATATGTCTCAAGTTTTAGATGCAATTAAAAAAATTCGTACTAATAAAGTAGGAGACGCCTTAGAAAAATTTGCTGACATAGTTTCTAAGGTAGAGTCTAACAATGAAAATGTACGTCAAAAAGGCGGCGGTCCAGGACGAGGCTTTTATCAATATGAGATGCAAGCTGGTTCAAAAAAGCCGCAGGGGGCAAAAACTGCGCTTAATAGATATTATAATTTTTTAAATCAAAACAATTTAACTATGCCTGAAAGCTACGCTAGAGAATTAAAGAGCAAAGATTTTGACCCTAACGATCCTGACTTTACAAAACTCTCTAGAGAACTTCAAACAGAAATATTTTATGCCGACAAGCAAGAAGATCCCAACTTTAAATTAGCAGATCTTGCAAATGGCGCTTTATCGTATCGAGACGCTTGGCTTAAATATCATTGGAAAGGTCCAAGTAAAGACAGAGAAGCTAGAATAAAACATTACAACAACGAAATACCTCAGCCAAAACCTACACTACCACTTCCTGAACCACGGCCTGAACGAAATATGCCACCTCAAACAGAACCACGGTTACAGCAATCTTTTCGTTTTGATGAGTCTTCTACTATTGACAGTTCTAATTCAGATTCGACTATCACGGGGGGTGCAGCCGAAGACAGTCTCGCGGGAGGTCAAGCCAAAGATAATCTCGATGCTCAAATGTTTGAGACTACGGGATCTGTTCCAGTAGAAACTGATTCTAGTCGATACCGTACTGTACCTGAAGGAAAGCTTACGGAGGGCGAGTCTTCATATAGCCGTGAGTTACTAGAAAGTCCAAATCAACAAGAGGTGGGTCCAGCATATACGGAAGAAGAGTTAGCCAGAGAGGCTTATGTAGATCCAGAAAGCGAACGTCGTCAGCGGGAATTTGAGGAAGGTACTGGTGCGTTTGCTCCAGAAAGTACCGGTGATCAAACCATCGGTGATATGCTCCGTAGCTTCTTTGGTACTAATGAAGAAGCAGATACATATGAAGGACCGATGGGAGAAGCTGATCCAGCTAACTTTGAAAAAGGTGGTCCAGTCGAAAAGGAACTAGAAGTGACAAAGGATGATTTACCAGACCCACCTCCAGGGGCTACACCAGAAGAAGTGGCGGACGATATTCCTGCGTATCTTTCAACCGGTGAATATGTTCTTCCAGCTAATGTAGTTCGGTATTATGGGTTATCTAGAATTACTGATCTACATAAGAATGCTTTGTTTGAACTTCAACAAATGGAAGATCTTGGTCTAATCCAAAATGTAGATCATAACGGTGAAGAAGAAGATGACGATAATGAGATGGATTTTATTCAAGAACCAGAAACACTCGTTGTTGTAGAGTCTTCAAAAGGTTTAATGCACCCTATGCACTTTAATGGGGGAGGAACTTCTTCTGATCCCAATGAAAACGACGATCCGTCTATGGATATGTCAGGAAAAGGAACTGATGGAGGCACTCAGGCATCGGGAGGAACTGATGTACAAGACCCAGCAGCTATGTCTGTAGATCCTAGTTTTGGTCCAAGTCTTACTGATGTACAAGACCCCGCAGCTATGACTGTAGATCCTAGTTTTGCTGAGAAAAGTCTTGTTGATAAAGTTGGAGAATTTGTAGCACTGTCACTTGTAAGAGGTATTCCAACAATATTAAACAAATCGCAGGAATTTGCTAAGGAAGCGCAGAAACAAGCGCGAGCTAGAGGTATATCTTTTGATACCTTCGGTGATGAAGAAACTGATGCTGGTTTTAGTGGATTTGGAAAAGGTACAGAGATTGGAGGTGATAACGGCTCTAGAGGTGGTGACGGAGATACTTTAGATTTTATAGCAAAAGAAGAATCAAGAAAACTTCCTGAAATTACAACTTCTGTCCGGCAATTTGTACCTAGAGTTGGTATTGTTGATACTCGTCCAAGAGGTCTTATGAGGGCTGCTGAAGGTGGTATGGCTTACGTACCAGGGGTAGGATTACTAGGGACCGGTCAAAACGTGTCTGAAGAAACAACATCAGAACTAGAATTACCTTCCCTAAGCTTTGATAAATTTACCGCAGATGTCTTTGGCTTTGGTAAAGTTCCGAATGTGGATACTCTAGGTGCAAAAAAAGCTGTTGAAGAATTTACTAAAAATAAATTTGAAGAGTATAAAACTAAGCCGCCACTTACTGGAGCAGATCTACAAACTCGCGTTAAATCAGCTAAAGAAATTAGCCCGAGATCAATTCTTGGAACTGACGGGCAAGGACCGGAAGCTAGTAAAGAATATGCTAAAGATAAAGAACTTCGACGTATCCTTATTAATCGAGGCGTTGATGGGGAAAACTTTGCAGACGTTATTAATAATTATAGAGCAGGACAAAGGCAAATCTTACCAAATAGTAGTCCTCTTTCAAATGAACAACTTATTGCAGAATTAGACGCGCTAAGTAACTCCCGTCGTGTTACTCGTGAAGGAGTTACATCAAGTGATATTCCAGAAGGTGCTACTAACCGAGATGTTTTAAAAGGTATTTTTGCACCTCAAATTTCCAGTTTGGAACAATACGATAGCCGTAATCGTCAACGTACAGGTAAAGAAGATCGTATCGAGGCTATTGTTACCTCGGATTCATTAGGTGAAAAATACGGTTATAATTTAGATGATCCCGCAGATCCTGATACTTTAAACAAGATTGTAAACTTTGCAAACTCGGGAACGTATAGTCCTGATTATACGCCCAAGAGTCAAGGTCTTATGTCTGCCCCACCCGCTAGTCAATCGCCAAGTGGTACTTTTGTACCCGGCGTTGGCTTAGTTTAAACTTTTTTGCGGGCTACCCACTACCCTCTTCGTGGTGAAGAGCTACTGGTGGCCCCCTATAGAGAGAGAGTAAAATGCAAGCTCAAGCAGTAGAAAATACACCTAAAGTTTCAATGATGAAG